TACATTGGCTTTAAGAAATTTGCTAACTATATTATTGACCTCAAACCGGTAGAAAGCGACAAGTTTATACAGTGGCTTTTTAAGATGGGAGTTCGATTAAGTGATTGGCAGAGACCAGGAACGTACCAGCTATATGTGCAAGAAGCCGCAAAAAAGGAAACTGCGGAAAGAGCACTGGAACGTACTTTACTTGCAATACAAGAGTGGAGTGAGCAAACAGGAGAAGATTGGCAGAAGTTCTTTAATAAAATTGCGCCAGCAACAGGGATGAATTTAATAGTCATGGGCAGAATTAGTCCATGGATCATATATTCTACTGATGCGGCACAACGATTATTAGACAGAATGGAACCTGGCCAAATTGATACTGTGGCAAAACATGTGGATACAGAATGGTGGACAAACAAATTAAAAAAGAATCAGGAAGAAGTGGCCTGGTTAAACACGACAATGGCTCTGGCCCTCGATATGAAAGCTTAGAGATAAAACTTGAGCAGTTTATTGAAAAGCTTAACTCAGTCAAGTCTGAAATAAATGAGATTAAACAGCAACAAGCTGAAATATTAGATTATATAAAAAGTAGATTAAAATGAGCCAACCAGACGTTGACATAGACTTTGCAGATAGAGAACAAGTGCTAAAATTATTGGCACATGTGCCAGCGGCCTTAAAGATGCCCAATGGTACAAGACAAAAGCATAAAACAGGAGTGTACTTCCATCCTGTTCCTGTGAATCCATACACAGGTTGGTGCAACATCGATTATCAACAAGCAGAGGAAGCAGGTTTCTTCAAAGTTGACTTGCTTAATGTAAGCTTATACCAACGCATCAAGAGCAAAGAAGAGTTAAATAGACTAGCAAACCAGGAGCCATTATGGGATTTACTATTAGACGAGGACTTTGTGAATCTTTTATTTCATTTGAACGGGCATGTGGATACACTGAAGAAGACTTGCCCAACTTCCGTGGAACAATTAGCTGCCGTCTTGGCAATGATACGCCCTGCCAAACGTTATCTGATTGGGAAGCCGTGGACTACGATTATGAAGGAAGTATGGACCAAGCCAGAGAATGGTGAGTACTACTTTAAGAAGAGCCATGCCACTGCTTATGCAGTTGCCATTGTGGCACAAATGAATTTGATCTGTGAAGAAATCAGTTACGGATTCAGTTAATGCATTTTACGCACTAGACTAATTTGTCTGCGTTTGGTGCGTTTGGTAATCACATTAATTAAGCTAGTCTGGTGCCCGTGTAGCATTTCAAAATCTTTGGTACTATAGGTTTTAAGAGCATACACAAATCTACGCATTGGTTCTTTAAGAACAATGTTAATAGGAAGCAGTCTGTTACTACCCCACCACCATTCTTCGCCCATTTCAATAAACAGCGTTTTGTCAATTTCATCTTTGAGCAAGTTGTAGACGTACATAGTGACCACTGTTTGGTCACTATTTTGTATAATTCCGACTAATTCTTGGTCACCATATCGCACCAAGCTCATAAACGGGAACCGTTCTAGAAATTCTTTAATTTTACTATCCATCAACTATACTTAGCAATTTAAACATTGGGGGTTTGCTAAATAACTGTATGGCAACACTTAACTCAAGCATTCCGACAGCAACCTTAAATTACGCAGGCGCAGGTACCGGACACAGTACCACTAGACACGCACCCGGTTACACTGACCAACGAATTGTCTGGTTTAAAGGTGTAGATAATATTTTAGATCTTACTATTACTGGCAGCGATCGTAGACCCGTTAGCTTATTACGCAGAGAACTAACAATCACAATGTGGGATAGAACAACAGGAACTACAATTTTCCGTCGTAGAGCAGTACCAACAGTTGCCGAAAATGGTCAAGCAAGATTAACCGTGTTTGCTCGAGACTTAATGACACAAGGCAGTGGGATTTATGCGTTAGGAGCCACATTTATAAATGCTGAAGGTTTAGAAACTGCCCTTACTTGGAACCGTGCCATGCAAGGTGCGTTTGACGTAGAGGTAAAGGATGCTGTTGTACCTACAAGTCGCGGCACATTTGAAATTACTGAGTATCTTAATGCAGATGGTATATACACTTCCAGTGCTGTAAATGGCCCACAATACTTTAGAAAAGACATAAGTTTATTCACGGTGGGCGTATACTCAACAAACTGGACAGGTTCAATACAGGTACAAGGTACCTTAGATGAGACAGTAACAGGTACAACATTGTGGGCAAACTTGAAACCACAGGACTACACTACTTCAATTTTGAACTTTAATGGATACACTGGTATTGACCCATACAATTACTACGGTGGTGTTCGTTGGTTGAGAATTGCCAAAACTGATAGCCCATCCAACGCTGGAACACTTGACAAAGTCCTAATAAGAGTGTAAACTAACTCTATATGAGTATAGTTGAGAACACACTAAGAGCACACCTGCCTCCACTAAAGGCAACATCCAATGGTTGGCTAACTTTAAACTGCCCTATGTGTGTACAAAATGGTCAAGCACGACCAGACACTAAACATCGCGGCGGCCTAAGATTTGATCAAGACAAGGTTGGTTACCATTGTTTCAACTGTGGCTATACAACAGGATGGCGCCCGGGTCAACGATTAGGTATTAAACTAATCAAGCTGATGCGAACGTTTGGCATAGACGAGGGTGATATACAGCGTTTAAAGATTCAACTGTGGGACCAGGTAGTTGAGGATGATACAGTTGTACAAGAACCATATAAGAAACCAGAATGGCCAGAAATAACTTGGCCGTGGACTGTTAGGGATTTAAACTTAGAAGCCGCAGAGTATCTTGACAGTAGAGGTGTACTTGAACTCAGTAACTGGTACACTAGTGCTAGCCCTATACAAGGCATGGATAATCGTGTTATACTACCTTATATAAGTGATGGTAAGATTGTAGGATACACAGCACGTTGGATAGGTGATGTACCTGATAATAAAACCGCAAAGATGATTACAAGTAGACCACCTAGCTTTGTGTTCAATTTAGACCATCAAAGTCAACAGCGTAAGTATACGATTGTAACTGAGGGCGAATATGATGCGCTGACTTTAGATGGTGTTGCAGTTATGACCAATAGCATTAGCCCAGAACAAGCAAAGATCATAGAAGACATTGATAACGAACCAGTGGTGTTACCAGATAAAGATCGAGCTGGCATGACCCTGGCACTACAAGCCGCAGAATTGGGTTGGAGTGTGAGCTTTCCAGATTGGCCAGATGGCATTAAAGATGCCAATGATGCGGCACGACAGTTTGGACGAGTTGCTGTGCTACAAAGTGTGTTATTGGCGATTGAGAGCTCACCTTTAAAGATTAAATTATTAGCAAGGCGATGGTGTGTATAAAGTAAAAGTAGTTTGGCGGCTTGGACAGGACACAAGTGAGTGGTGGGACCAAGTTTGCATTTGGGCAATAGAAGAATTTGGATTGCCAGGCAACAAGTATAAAACAGAACTAACAGAAGATTATATGATTTTTAATTTTGAAGAACAAGAAAACGCCGCCATAATGGCCTTGCGATGGGGGAATAATTAATGGATAAAGAATATAGTGTAAGTACGCAGACCTTGTACTTGCAGTTTCTAATTAGTAACAGAGACTTGGCAGCAAGATGTAATAACATTTTAGACCCAGATCACTTTGACAGGCGTATTAGGAAAGCCGCAGAGTTTATCAAGAGCTATGTTAGTCAACATGGTGACATCCCGGATCCACTACAAATTAAAGCAGTGGGCGGGGTTGACATTGAGCCCATTGGAGCCACTGCTGTACAGCATAGTTCATGGTTCCTGGAAGAGTTTGAGAAGTTCTCAAGATACAAAGCATTAGAAAAGGCTATTCTAACAAGTTCAGACATGTTAGAAAAGCATGAGTATGGCGCAGTTGAAAAGCTAATCAAAGATGCGGTACAAGTTGGCCTGCCAAAGACATTTGGTACTGACTACTTTGAAGATCCAGTAGGTCGCCTAAAAGCAATTAGAGACAACAACGGACAAGTTTCTACTGGTTGGAAAGACTTAGACGACAAGTTGTATGGTGGCTTTAACAAAGGTGAGTTAAACATCTTTGCTGGAGCATCCGGAGCAGGTAAGAGTTTGTTCTTACAGAATTTGGCACTAAACTGGACACAGCGTGGAATGAATACTGTTTACTTTAGTTTGGAACTTAGTGAACTGTTATGTAGTCAACGTATGGATGCAATGCTAACAGACATGAGCACACGTGATTTGTACAAACGCTTGGATGAAGTTGAACTTAAGGTCAAGTCTGCAGGTAAGAAAGGTAAGCTACAGATTGTACAACTTACCAATGGCGTAACTCCAAACGATTTATTGGCATGGATTAGGGAATTCCAAACACAACGTGACATCAAAGTTGATGCTATCTTGGTTGACTACTTGGATTTGATGATGCCAGCTGGTCAAAAGATCAGTGTAAGCGACATGTTTGTCAAGGACAAACTGGTAGCAGAGGAATTACGTAACTTGGTTGTTACAGAAAACTTGTTACTGGCAACAGCCTCACAGTTGAATCGTAGTGCTGTGGAAAGCGTAGAATTTGATCACTCAATGATTGCTGGTGGTTTAAGTAAGATTCAAACTGCTGACAATGTGTTTGGTATCTACAGTACACCTAGCATGAAAGAACGTGGCACAGTACAAATCCAGTTTATGAAAACACGTAGCAGTTCCGGCGTTGGACAGAAAATTGATTTGAGCTTCAATCCAGATACAATGCGTATCTCTGACGCAGTGGATAGTGGTGGTGGAAGTACGACAACTCGCGCATCAGATGTGTATGATAAAGTGCGGGCAAGATCCAATTTAGGTACCACAGTTAACACTGAAACACCTACACCACCAGCATCTACTAAATGGGAAAAGCCAACAGGTACTCATGCCTGGGACTACCCGACAGGTGGTGCAACTGCAACTAGTGAAACTGAGCCCGTACAAAAGCCCCTAACCGCTCCTGTTGCAACCAGTGCAAATAGAAACGCATTAAGGGCTATTGTTAGCCGTGAAATCTAATTATTTTATTTTGTACGGATCAGTCATACTAACATCTGGCATTACATCTGCGGCAATATCGTCTTCAGGTGCGGCACCAGCTTCCCCTTGGTCAACATTGAAGTCCCTGATGTCTTTTCTTAATCTACTAATCAGTGAACTATCACTAGCAATAATGTCTGCCATACTAATAAAGGCCGCTGTAATCAGTTTTGACTCTGAAAAGCTTACTGGTTGCCCACTTGCCATTTTATTCAAAGTTTGCATAAAACGACTTTGTAATTCATCACTCACTAGTGGGGCTAGTGCTTGCTTTAAACGAGCAAGTTCTCCGGTACTAATATCGTGGTCTGGTTCCCCAGTATCTGTATGAGTATCATACTCATTTAAGCGGGAAATCTTATTGGCTAAGTCCCTTAATTGTTGTGCGCTTGGCGATAATTGCATTTTACAATCTCCTATATAGATTATTTAGCTAAATATATTAATATGCGAAAACACACTCGAAGTATTCTAGACGAAATTACAGGGCTAGTCCCAAAGCAAGATAAACATTTACTTGTTGAGGGATTGGCTGTGCAAGCTATTGCCCGTGTAATTAATTTAATGGAAGTAATTCAGCAAAATTACACACAGCCTCAAGCTGATGAGTTAATTAGAAGATTACAGCTAGCCATTAAAAACGGAGACACAGCTAAGTTTACTCGAGGCGTAAGATCTATCAAGGAAAACGACCAGTGAAAGTAAACGACTTAAAACAGCCCAGATTAAAAGAAGGCTTTATTGACAATTTTATTGCCAAGATCCAAAACATGGCTGGGGGTGATGGCCCAACTGGTGTAATAAGAGCAATGCGTGGACAAAATGCTGCCTTAAACAAATTTGCAGATTCTATAGCAAATGCAACAACTCCTAAGGTTACTGCTCGTCTTGGCAATCAAGCTAATAGTGTTAATGATAGATCTGCCCCAACTCCAGTTGGGATGATTTTAAAGCAAGCTGAAGCAATTGGTGTTGCAATGGCCAGCAAAGAAGGCATCAGTGTTACCCCTGCTGAAATCCAATCCGCAATCATTGACAATAAAGTAGAAATTTTAAAAATGTTAATTGCTGGTAGAGATGCAGATGATAATATTCTTCGTCCAATATTTCAAGCTATAACAACACGAGTCCCTAGTGTGGGCTTAACAAATGATCTTGCTGATAGTATACGTACTATTTCTCTAATTGTAGCAGGCACAATCATTTTTATTAAAACAACCAAAGAAGACTTAGAAGACTTTGAAGTAGATCCAGCCGATTTAGAAAAGTTCAATGCCGCAGGAGAACAAGTAAAAGAGATTTTGTGTAATCCAACTTCACCTGAAATACGTGCCTTACAACCAAATGAAGATTTTAAGGATCACCTACAATGGTTGATCATTCAAATGATTAAAACTGTCCAAGAGAAATACGCAGTACTTGATAATGCAAGGCTACAAGGTTTACTTGCAAGCCCACCGGCACTGGTTTCTACGCTACAACTTAAATCAGCATTGTCTGGTCACTCTGCTAGTGTTAATCCTGATGCTGTGGCTCAGATTATAGCCCAGGTAACCCCAGTGATTCAGGCTCAATTTAATGCCTGGTTAGAAATAGCAGTCAAAGAAACAGCAGGAGGCCGCCCAGCCAATGAAAGTAAAATTCTCTACGTTCAACCATGGGGAAAATCTGCACTAGAATTAATTGACAACATGAAATTTGGCGCACCAGCAAAGAAAGAAGCACCAACCGTTTCTCCTGATGCTGAAGAAGAAATACAATCATTGACAGATTCTCATACCGCAGGAGAGTCTGCATTACGTAATGCGTTAGCTTCCAATCCCAACCTTACACCGGTACAAATGAAAGATGTTTACGACAAAGCAAGAGAAGCATATAATAGTGCAAACCCTACAACATGAAAATATTTGAAATAGCAACATACAAAAAGAAGTCAATGCTGTCAGAAGCAAAGGCTCGCATTGACCATCCCGAAGACCTGGTATTTGAAGAAGGCAGTTCTGGGGCACAGCGGGCACTTGATGCAATGAAACATGCGGCAGTTGATCCTACTGTTAACTCGGTTAAGTGGGATGGTACTCCTGCAATTATATTTGGTCGAGATGAAAATGGTTTCATCATGACTGACAAGGCTGGTTTTGGTGCTAAAAAATATGATGGCATGGCTCGCAGTGCTAAAATGTTCCGTGACATGATTTACAATCGTAAACCAGATGATCAAGGACGTTTAGAATACTCGACACAAATTGCCAGTCTGTATCCAATGCTGGAGAAAATTGTTCCTGCCAAGTTCCGTGGCTTTGTACAAGGTGACATCATGTGGATGAGTACTCCTGTTGTACACGACGGTGTAATTGAAATCCAACCTCTAAAGGTAAAGTACACAATTGACCCAGCCAGTGACCTGGGCAAGAAAATTAAAGCAAGTAAAGCAGGCATTGTTGTACACAGCTACTTTACAGATACAACAGAGGCAGAGCCAAGAGCAATGACTCCTGCAGAAATTGAAAATCTAAAGCCAAGCCCGGGTCTTGTTGTATTAAGCCCAGTAATGCAAGTTAGATCTGCCCCTTTTGAATTGTCTGAAGAAGATGTAGCACAAGTTGATAGCGTTATTAAAAAGTACGGAAATGCAATTGACAAGCTACTTGACAATTTTTCAATCAGCTCATTAAAAATTTCTAACCTACCAGACATATTCAAAAGTTACTTAAATTATAGAGCTGGCATTGGTCAACAAGGTCTAAGTGGTAAAGACTTTATGGCTTGGTTACAAGACCCAATGAGAAGCAAATTAACAGCCAATAAATTACAGAATGTATTGGATCATATTAACAAGAATAAGGCTGGATTTACTGGTGTATTTGAAGTTGCCAATAAATTAGTTGCACTCAAGTACAAGTTAAAAACCCAACTTGATGCACATGCTGGACATGATGCGGCAGTTACAGCCACAGTTAGAGATGAACCAGGACACGAAGGGTTTGTGTCAGATACACCACATGGCAAAATTAAAATTGTAAACAGACCTGTGTTTATGAAAAAGGTATAATATGGAAGACTTTAGTTTTATTAAAGAGAACTGCAACGAAAGCAAAATGTTTCGTAACAACCATCTTAGTCAATTGACTTTGCGTGATACTGTTGATAGCGTTTTCCTTAACTTGCTTACACTATACATGTTAAGCAAAGAATTTGAAACACGACCATTCGCACAAGAGTATGCAACTCGTACAATGTCATTTGCAAACTTTACAAATCCGCGAGTTGGCGGAACAGACCTATACCAAGGTCTACACATCATGCTTTACCCAACTGGTCGCACAGCATCTTTATTAAAGGCCAACGAGCAAAACTCTGCTCTGGCCACACAGTTACGCACTAATGCAAAACTGGTAAAAGACTTTCTTCGTGGCATTGCAAGTGGTACACTTGATCGTACTACTGCTATTCGTATCATGTATAGACTCGAAGGCCAAATGGGCATTGACATTAGTAATTACAAAAGTTTAAGACGTCTAATTACAGATTGGGAAAATTTAACAACTACTCAGCGGCAACTGTGTGTTACTCGTCTACTACAGTATTACAGATTGCGCGGTAGACGAAGCGAGTTGCTACCAGTACTTGAAACATTAGCAAGGAACAAGGGTATGGAACTTACTGATGTAGGCAATGCAGAACTTGCGGCACTGGGTGCAGGTTCAATTGTTGGATCAAGATCAGGAAATGGATTTTTATCAGGAGTTGCCAAAGCCGCAGGTGGCTTTGCTGTAGGTTATGCAATCGGAAGAAACATGTAATGGCTGACAAAAAATCTTATACAGTTCCTGGATCGCATTTTGGCGGAGACCCTGAATTTTTTTCAGCCTGGACATTATACGATATAGGCCCAGATGGGCGAGATAACTTAGCCACCCTTCTGACCATCGTCTCCTCACGTGGTCAACCATTGCTGGCTGGTGTTGAATGCTTTGAAAATCAAGACTTGAGTACAGAGCTATTTGGGGAAATATATTCTGGCAAACAG